AAGGCTAAACAGCGTGCAATCGGTCGCGAAGTCTACATTCCAGTGCCAAAGGACATCGAAACGCGGCTGGCATGCCTTAACGACCCAGAGCGACTTCTAACAACCTACTTCCCTACGACCTACTTTGAGCCATTCACGGAGGATAGACGCGACATGCTCAACTCTATCTGGCGTGCAGCTCGTTACGGTGGCGATCAGTCAATTGCCGGTAGTCGTGGAGAGGGCAAGACGACAACGGCAATGGATGGTTCATTTACGCTGATTCTCGCTGGGTTGACATTCTTCCCGGTTGTCATTGGAAAGAACCAAGACGCTGCGAGCGATGAGCTAAAAGCACTGAGAGAACGCATTCTGATTTCGGAGAAGTTTATTGAAGACTTTCCAGAGATTGGCGTACCACTCCAGGCGGTTGGACCACAAACGGCAAATGCTCGACTGATGACCGTCAATGGTAAGTTCATCGGCATGTATCTTGGAACCAAGCATTTTGCACTGCCCAACATTCCAACGGAGATCCTGCACCACTGGCCGAAAGGGTTGGAGTCGGTCGCAAATGGCGCGGTGATGGGAGCGGTCGGTATCGAAGGGCGGATTCGCGGTTTTAAGTATCGCTCGCATCGTCCGACATTCGCAATTATCGATGACGTTGAAGACAAGGATTCTGTCAGAAGCGACGAACAGATACAGAAGATTGAAGAGATTATTGAAGAAGACATTGGCGGGATGGGATCTAGCGCAGAAAAGATTGCCCGCGTCTACCTTTGCACAACGCTCAACCGCAAGTGCAATGCCTACAAGTACACCGACCCAAATCAGAAGCCAAGCTGGAATGGTAGACGCTATCGAAAGATGATTAAGCCACCGGACCGAATGGACTTGGTAGAGCGGTACATCGAACTGCGGAAGTCCAGAGACAAGGACGACCCAGACGCTAGAGTTTCGTTTCGTTTCTGGCGAGATAATCGCGAAGACATCGAGCGCGGCGCGGTGATTAGCAATCCTTACAGCTACTCGAAGAAGATTCACGCAGACGGCGAACCAATCGAACTGTCTGCAATCCAAAGCTATTACAACCGAGTCGCCGACACTAGCGCCAAAGCAGTTGCCACTGAGATCGACAATGACCCGCCAGAGACAGTTGGGCCGCAGGGTACAGGATTAACCGCTGAGCTTGTAGCATCGCGAAAGAGCGGACTGCAGCGCGGAATAGTCCCATTCCAAGCACGCTGTTTAACGGCTGGAATTGACCTTGGAAAGTACAACATTCACTGGGTAGTCACTGCCTGGATGGACGGCGGAACTGGCGTCGTTGTTGACTATGGAATCCACAAGGTCCACGGAACAACGGTAGACAAAACGCACACAGAGGAAATCGAGCCAAAGATTTACGACGCATTGCTTGACCTGCACCACTCACTGACCAACAAGAACTACACCGACACATCGGGAGAGATTCGTAGGCTTGGATGCGTGATGATTGACTCTGGAACGTACACCAATGCTCCCTATGAGTTCGTCCGTCAAGTTCGCGGTGTGTGGCATCCTTGCAAGGGTATTGGCAACTACAAGCCGCGCCAGTCGGTTGAAGGAAAGGTCATCGCATCGTCGCACCTTCACGCGAGCAAGCAAGCCACCGAAGACCTTTGGATTTACGATCTCGATTCAAGCTACTGGAAGAAGTTCGTCCACGAGCATTACTTGACTCCAACATTCGACAGCGACAACAACCTGAAACGTGGTTCGCTTTCGTTATTTGAGCTTATCGAGAATCGCACAAACAGCGTTTACACAGCTCAGATTGTCGCGGAAGAGTTTCTGTCTGAGTTCATCGATGGCAAGGGCGTGAAAGAGTATTGGCACGTCCACAGCGACCAGAATCACTTCCTAGACGCTACGGCTTATGCGTGCGCTGGTAGCGAGGTTTGCGGCGTTAAGCTGTTTGGAACTCCAGAAGAACTTCAGCCGCGACAAGTAACTGAAGCGACTAAGAAGCGACCGCAGGCACCGGAATCACGACAACACGGAAAATCGAACATCAGGAAAACCCCAGGCGGCTGGATGAACAGGGTAAGGAGACGATAGGTGAAGACGATGAGCAGAAAACGCAATCAATCATTCAAGGGCGTACCGAACGAGCTGGACGTTAAGCCAGTTCCGCAAGTCGTCTCGTCGCCAATCGAACCGCCAGAGGTTAAGCCGCGAGCATTCCAGCCGAGAGCGTGCGTGATGTGTACGGCACTGCGCGAGCCAAACTCGAATTACTCAAAGGTAACGCATACCATCCGGCAAGGCGAGACAACTGTTCGCTATTGCAAGTGCAGATATTGCGGGTTTACTTGGAGGCAGGAGGCAAGCGCTTAAGAAAAGTCGACTCCTAAAGATTTCAAAAACATTATTTCTGAATCTGGGTCTATGTCGTTTTGGTCATTGTCGACAACGCAAGTAATTGACGATTCACCTACCAGCATGTATACGCCTGAAACCTTCCTGCCTTCATCATGCTGCGAAAGGCAGACATGATCGCCAACTCTTGGTGTAGATGGCAGTTTGCACGCGAGCTTCCCGACGGCTATCTTCTGTCCTCGCTTTACCCGAATTAGAACGTTTGCATCGATCATCGTTTCGCAATCCTTTCAACATTAACCACCAGCTCCAGCATCACGCGAATTGCCGGCAGGGCGATCAAGTGAACGCCTAGCACGGTCCCCATTGACGCGATAAACGACTTTCCGCTGGTGATGAGAATGAACAGTCCAGCCAAGCCATCGACACCGATAGCCACGACGATTGCCATTATCCAAAGATAGGCGGCATAGCTCTTGGTCGATTGGTAGTCGATGTTGAGCGCTTTTTCGAACGTACTAACGCGGACTGGTCGCGGTGGTTGCTGTTGTGGCGCGTACTGGTTTGCAACAAAAGTCTTGCTGCACCCAGGACACTTGACTTGCACTGGATGCGTTGGAAGTTGCATCGAAGTCGTAAAGTTTTTCTGGCAATGTGGACAAGCTAACATTCAACCGCTCCGATTGAGAAACTATTCAGAGATTACAATGTATTCGCCGACAATGAAGACAGAAACGACTTCAAGTCGCCTACTGTTATTAAAGGTCCGTCAAGCAAAGACGGGTCGAACTTATGTTCATCAGACATTTTCAACCGCTCCCATTAATCCCATTCTTGCATATTCCTAACCGCCTTGCTACAGCCGTAGCATCAGATTATTGAGACTCACGCCATATTCGCAATGCTTGGAGTATGGCAACAGCGGCATCTCTCTTAGCTCAGGTTGAAGCGGCGATTGAGGCACTCTTAACGGGTGGGGCTCAAAGTTACGCTATTGGGCAGCGACAGGTCACAAAACTAGACCTGCAAAAGCTATTTGACGAACGCCGGATGCTTCAAACAGAGGCTCGGCGCGAATCAGGTTCGGGCGCGTTTTCCCTTGCAAAACTTGGGAGACGCAGCAAATGAACTTTCTCGACAGGGCAATTGGCTGGTTTTCTCCTGCTGCCGGGGTGCGTCGGGCTCATGCTCGCAAAGTCTTGGAACGCTCGTTTCAGGGCGCAGAATCCAGCCGTCTAACAAACAACAAACGCCCAAAGAACCAATCAGCCGACCAAGAGCTTTTAGGTCCATTCGGTGCCGATTCGGTCCGCGCGTGGGCTCGCGCATTGGTGCGAGACAACGCCTACGCCTGGAACGCCGTTGATACCATCGTCTCCAACGTCATCGGAAGCGGCATCGATGCCCAGTCTATCTATGAGACTCCAGAAGGCGACGACGTTGAGGATGTCAACGACTACCGCGACTCAGTATTCGCTGAGTGGTGCGAAGTCTGCGATGTCAATGGTCAGCTAACGTTTGCTGAGATGCAGGCGCTGGCGATGCGTGAAATGGTCGAAGCTGGCGAAGTGCTGATTCGAATTGTCCGCACTCCCGGCAAAGAGTATCGCGGCATTCGACGACCTGTTCCGCTCGCACTCGAAATCATCGAAGCCGACAGACTGAGCTTGGAGCGTGACACGTTCAAGAGCGGTATCGCTCGCGCAGAAGGAACTCGCATCGTTCGCGGTGTTGAAGTCGACGACCTTGGAAAGCCAGTTGCTTACTGGATCTACCCGCAGCATCCAAGCACGCCTTACGCCGCTGGAAACCAAATTCCGGTTCGCGTTGTCGCAAAAGACATCATCCACCTGTTTCGCGTTGACCGAGTTGGTCAGACTCGCGGCGTTAGTTGGTTCGCTCCAGCAATGCAGCACATCCGCGACATGGGCGTATACCTCGACAACGAACTTCAAGCCAGTGCGGTGGCGGCATGCTTTACGGCGGTTATCAAGTCTGACTCGCCAACGGGGTCGCTACTGAATCCAGAAGGCGAAGACTCGACCGACGAGAACGGCAATACGCTTGAATACCTAGAGCCTGGCTTAGTCGCTCGACTTCGCAAGGATGAATCAATTGAGGTTGTTAATCCCGGTCGACCAAACTCGGCAGCGGACCCTTGGATTCAGCTAATCCTACGCGGTGTCGCTGCTGGAATCGGTGTCAGCTATGAGGCACTGTCTAAGGACTTTTCGAAGACCTCCTACAGCTCCAGCCGCACAAGCAAGCTCGAAGACCGTCCACGCTACAAGCGATGGCAGAACTATTTCGTGGCTCACTTCTGTCAGCCAATCTGGGATGAGTTTTGCAACGCTGCGGCTAACGCATCATTGAACAACTTCCCAACATCGGCTGAGCTTTTAGACGAACGACGCAAGGTTGCTCCAGTTGAATGGCAATTGCCTGAATGGGAGTGGGTCGACCCGATGAGCGAGCAGCAGTCTGCTGAATCGTCGCTCAAGATGTTCATGTCGACTTACCAGGACGAGTTGGGCGGAAGAGGTCGCAGTTGGAGAGCAACATACTACCAAGCAGCGAAAGAACGTCGCCTACGTCTAAAGCTTGGACTACTAACGGAAACAGAGCAAACATCCCAAATGATGGCGGCTCAAACTGGAACCGCTGGTCCTGCTGACGAATCAACAGCAATCCAAGACGCTGAGCAAGGTGCACGCGGCGAATGGATGGGTCTATCTCGATTGCAATGGCAACGAAACCGCAAGGCGCTGACGGACGTTCTCAATGGTCTAGCAGATGGCTCGATGTCAGAAGCACTGGCACGCGCACAGCTCGCAATGATTGGTCTGTCTGACAAGAACATCGACGCGATTGTAACCGACGCTTCTGATGGCACTGTTGACGCTCCATTACCAGAGGAGGTCGCAGCAAGTGAGTAACCGCAAGAAAGCAATCAACATCAAGCGCATTCAACGCTCCCTAGCAACAGCAGAGAAGCTCGTTGAACGCATGGTTGAAGTACGCGCACCAGAAGTTGCCGTAGTCGCCACAGAAAACCCGATTCCTCGCTGGGATGAAGAAACCAAGCAAGTCGTGTCCGAAGTCCTGCTGATGGACGGCATTGAATGGCGCGGCGGTCGAAATCAAATTCCAATCGTCGACAGTCACAACGATAAGACAGTCCGCAACATTTTCGGCTCGATTCAAGGTCTGCAGACAGAAGGCACCGAGTTATTCGGAAAGCCAGTTTTCGCCAGCGATGAAGAGTCGCAAGTTATCGCGATGCGCATGGCAGAGGGTCACATAACTGACTTTTCAATCACCGCAGTACCACTGGAAACCATCTACGTCAAACGCGGCGATAGCTACACGACAACCAACGGCAATGTAATCCAAGGTCCGGCGTTGATTCACACACGCTGGCAACCACACAACGCTTCCATCTGTGCGACCGGCGCGGATGAGCTTTCAACCGTTCGCCGGTCCTACACAGTCGACTTGAAACGAAAGGTAACGCGAATGGACGAAGCACTCCTAGCCCAATGTCAATCAATGGGCTGTCCCGCAGAAATCACCGACCCTAACCAAATCCTCGCATGGATGCTTGGTCAATTGTCAGCAGGCAAAGCTGAAGAAGCATCGGAGCCAGTTGAGATGATGGCAGAAGAACCAGCAAAGGAAGTTCCTGCGGTTCCAGCCGAGCCACTCGAAAAGATGGCAACACCGACTGAAGACCCAGAGCTAACAAAGCGTTCCGTTGAGCAAATTAAGGGACTCATTCAGCGTTCAAAAGAACAAGGTCGCAACGAGGAAATCGTTCGACGAAACGAAATTCAAGCAGCAGTAAAACTTGCAAAACTCGACTCGTCGTTTGCTGACGAGCTTTGCAATTCAACCCTTTCAGCAGCAGACGCTAAGCAGAGGATTATTGAACGAATGGCAACACAACCATTGGGATCGTCGGTTGGTGCCGACGTTCATGTCACTGAAAGCGGTGACGACAAATTCCATAACGCAGTCCTTGACGGTATCGTGATGCGGTCCGCCAAGAGCGCTGGAATCAGACGCAGCATTTTCATCGGTGGTGATAAGCCATCCGAAGGCGCTGCAGACTTTGCCAAGCTCAATCTAAAGCGATTGGCATACTCTTGCTGCAATCGACTCGGCGCACCAGTTGAGCGAATGAGCGACACCGAGATTTGCCAACTAGCAATGGGCAACAGAACCATCGCCCGAAAGTATCGCGTCGAACGTGCAGACTTCTCCGCGTACCACACCACCGGAAGCTTTAGCAACATCCTTTTGGACGCTGCAAACAATAACCTATTGGCAAGTTACGAAGAGGCACCATTCACTTGGAATATGTGGGCTCGCACTGGTACGCCAGCGGAAGACCTGAAGACGCTTTATCGTACTCGATTCAGCGAAGCTCCAAATCCTGAAGAAGTGCCAGAAGGCAAGGACTATCCAGAAAAGGCGATGAGCGATTCGAAAGAGTCGTACCGAGTTGCTAAGTTTGGTGAGTCGTTCACTGTCTCTTGGGAAACCATCATCAACGATGACCTTGACGCAATCAGCCGCGTTCCTGCAATGCACGGCAACGCAATGCGACGTTTGCAAAACAAAAAGGTCTACGAAGTGCTGACCAGCAACCCAACGATGGGCGACACATACAGCCTGTTCAGCTCGTCTCACGCATCGGGCGACAACACTTCCGGCGCTGCAGCAGCTCCAAGCGTAACAACGCTCAACGCTGCTTACGTCAAGATGATGACGCAAAAGGGACTGACTTCGGACGCGATTCTGAACATCATCCCTCGCTACCTCATCGTTCCAGTTGCTTACTCTGCGACAGCGCTTGAGCTAGTCAACTCGACATCATACGTCCTGGCTAACAGCAACCAAGGCGTGCAGAACATCTACGGTCCTGGTGGCTCACGTTCGCTAACCGTAGTTGTCGACCCACAGCTTGACGCTAACAGCGCAACCAACTGGTATCTCGCTGCTGACCCATCGCAGATTGACACCGTTGAATTGACGTTCCTTTCGGGTGAAGAGTCGCCAGTCATGGAATCCGAATGGAACATGAAGAACGACACCTACCTTTACAAGATTCGTCAGACGTTCGGAGTCAAGGCAATCGACTGGCGCGGATTGTTCCGCAACAGTGCCTAGTAGCCATTAGTTCAACCGCCACTCCCCGCCCGTGTCATGCTCCTAACACGCGCGGGCGGGGAACCTTTCAAACCAAATTCAATCTTTCAAATGGAATAAAACAAAATGGCTGGGATTCGAGACTTTGCGACTTTCGTAGATGACTTCTGGGGAGCTGACACGTTCAGCACCGCAGGCCAAGGTTCGCCTTGGGCAATCGCTGACACATCGTCAGCAGGTGCGCCAACCTATGCAACCGTAAGCCCATCGGCCACGGGTGAGGTCGCGTTGACTTTGGCATCGACTTCCGAAGTGGAAAACGTTTGCCTGAGCTTTGGTGACAAGCTTTGCTTTGACATCGACAACATTCAACAGGCTTGCTTCCGCGTCAAAGTGAGCGGATGCACTAGTGGAACGTCGATTGCTTGGGGCTTGGCATCGGCTCGCAACGATGACCCCGACTCGCTAGCAAATCACGCCAGCTTCCGCATGATTGGCGCGACGAGCACAACCGCTGTCTATGTCGAAACCGACGACGGAACCACCGACAAGGACGACATCGCAACCGGAACGACGCTGGCGACTACCTACAAGGAATTCGTTATCGACTTCACTGGTGGCAAGTCAAACGTCAAGTTCTACATCGACGGCGCTCGCGTTGCAGCTTCGACAACGTTCGACATGTCGGCAGCGACAAGTTCGCTTCAGCCATACTTCCAGATTCAAAAGACCTCATCGGCTAACACCGATGCGATCACCATTGATTACGTTCAAGTTGACTGCAAGCGATAACCCATGACTTTGCGTGACATGATTGAAGCAGACGCAACGGCAGTGTTCCTAAACACTGGCGAGTTTGCCGAGTCTGTCACCTACAAGCCACGGATTAAGCCAACTGGAG